ACCTGGCTAGTAACCAATCGAGAAAAGAAAAATGTCACACAGGTGGAAACCTGGACTAGAGGTGACCTCACTGCCACCCGTGAAGTAGGCTGGCGTTGGGGAAAATGGAAATACGACACCAAACCAGATCTCAGTATCTATCGGGAAGACAATCAGCATGATGTCTATGACTTTGGTGATGTCACTGATGGCGATCTAGATGACGGCTGCTGGTCAGAATGGACCTGGCCCGAAGATATGGATGCAGAAGAAGCAGAACGCCTGGAAGGCATCTACGACGAAGAATACGATGAAGGCCTTGAAAACGAAGGCTGGAGTCTGGACGATACTGAGACGTTTGTCACAGGCCCGCTGGATGTGGAGTTCGTGCCTGACAATTACCAGAAGAAGCCAGTTGTGATCCAAGCAGTCAAGTTCACTGGAGAGAACGAAGAAGAGTTGCGTTTATTCTGCGGTGATGCACTGGGTACTATCACTGCAACTGAAGCACACATCCGCACACTGGAAGATGGTGCAGCACATCAGGTAGAACACATGGCAACTGTGGGCGACTATATCATCAAAGGAATCAAAGGTGAGTATTATGCCTGTAGGCCGGATATCTTTGAAGCCAGTTATGAGACGACCTGGCGGAGTTATGAACCACATGAATGAGGATGTACTATTAAAAACGGCATACCAGAAAAACTTATGGTAGTGCCGGCCTTTGGTGTTGACTTTAGTTACATCTACCAGTATACTGGTAAAACTACAGGACAGGAGTGGTAAGATGACAGATACAGAAATTATGACCGACTATGAAAAGAGCGTTCGCCGTGGTGAGCTCATGGTAGCTCGTTACCAGATGGAGCATCCCACATATGACCGTGTAGCTGACTTGCTCACGGACCTACAAGCATACTGTGAGCATAACGGCATCCATTTTCCTGATGAAGTGCAGGAAGCCAACTGTCAGTTGGATGCAGAAAAGTCACAGAAAACATGGCACAGCGTCCAGTTGTAAAGAAGCCTGTGGTACCAGAAGACACCTGCCCATACATCGATATGGCACAGGATCTTCTGGACAAGATAGCAGCAGGAGATAATGCTGACTTGCGTAGCGATCAAGCTACACTGGCTACAGCCTTGTTGGAATATATCAGAGAGAGCAATCTCAGACTGAGGACCAGCAGTAAGTTCTGGCATGACAAATATCGCCCTTGACAACTGTGACTGATGTGTTATATTCTATTATAAGCAGAGGAATTGGTGATGAACAAGCGTATTGAAAAACTTGCTGAACAGGCTGGACTAAGATTTACTCAACTGATGAGCAATCCAATGGTCCCTGTTGTGGATGGTAAAGAAACAGATTTGGAAAAGTTCGCCGAGTTGATCGTCCGTGAGTGTGCTGAAATTGCCAAGACCGCAGAACCTTATAGATCAGACGATCTGATCCTAAGACACTTTGGATTAATCGACGACCCAACCTGGATCAAATGATGAACATCGATGATTTGAAATATATCTTCCGTAAGGAGATTGATCGCAAGGATGAGTATCTCTACTTCATGTTGGAGGATGCTGACGCAGAATACGACAATACCGTTATTCGACACCCTGCCGACGAACTCGAAGATCTGGTGCCCTTGTTAGACTGCTTCATCTATACTGAAACAAAAGAGATGCCAAGGTTCACGAAAGGGTATATCCAATGAATGATTATAACCCAGACCGTTGGATCGTAGTCAACTTCGTTAACGAAGGTGAACGGTTCAACAAGGTGTTGGCAGAGTGGAAGGGTGGCTACCTAGATGGCGATCACTGGCAGATGAACAGTGGCATCACAGCAGTGGAAGAAGACGGCGACTATTGGCTTTTCCACGGTGCCACTGGCAGCGTCTATCGTTGCCACAAGCATCGTTATGGTGTCACAGGTCTAGCAGCCGGCGTCTTGCGGAATTTGCTTGACAGGAACTCAGATTCTGTTATCATACAAGCATTACCGGAAGATACCGATTGGTATCTATTAGAAATGGTGGAGAAGAATGTTTAAACATTATTGGAATATCGTGATGGATGAGCGACATACAGGCAGACACACCGTGATCTGAATCGTAGTTCAGATGGGCAATACGCTCTCTATGATGACTACTGGGGCTCTTAAAGGCCCTGCTGTGAGCCTAATAACAAGTCCTACAGATGTGCTATTATGAATTATTAGCAGATATATAAATACTATATTTAGAGGGTTAAAAACTTATGAAACCATTGACAGAAGCAGATTTACGCCGTTTGGCTGGCTTGCCTGAAAAACAAGTTAAAGAAAATACAATCGATAATTATGAAATTGCTGATATCCTAAGTGATCTTAAAGAATATGAAGACGATGAGTATATGGAATTGGAATTTATGATGGATCATAACTTGGATATAACAAGCCATCCTAAACTACAAACATTTTGGATGAAAAAACGCGGAGCAGTTGCTGAATATCTAGGAAGATTACTTAAAGATTTTGTTGATGATTTCGATACCGTGCCTCAGCTAGATGATGTTGCAACATGGACAAATTATGTTTACAACGGATTCGACGTGGTTTTCCGCAACAACCCAAACACACCACAGATTAAACAATACTTAGAAGCAAACAAAGAACCTTTTATTAAAAACCTGCTAATTAATATAAAAAAAGCAAATGGTCAGTCTGAATCAATCAGTTTAATTTTACGCATATTGAATACAATAGGAATAAATTGGCCAGAACTTAAAATAATATCTAGAACACCCTAACCAGAAATATAACTTGACACATCTTTAGATTATGCTATTGTAGACAACATAACAGGAGAAGAATAATGTCAGGTTACCGGACATATCAGCGTATGCAGGATCTGCAGCAACAGTGCGATAAACTGGGGTTCTTGCTGGACGGCACCGATCGTCATGGTTTGGGATTGCACGGACATGGTGACAGAGACATCTTCTTCCTGCGTGTACCGCTGGACAATGGCACCAGCCTGCCCATCTATACCCGTGGTATAGTATTGTTTGCTGGCGATCTGCCAGAATGTGAATGTTTTGTGCGTGGCTGGGAGAGGCATCAGGAATACACCACTGGGCTGGGCCTTAACAATAAGATTGCCACAGCAGAACGCCGGACTGCTGATCATTATAGGGGTGAGCGTATCAAACGAGCTATCATGGAAGGCCGGGACCCAGGTTACAGCGGAGTATTACCGGATAATGAGATCAATGCTGCTTATTGAAAAATCAATGAATAAGGTATTAGTACAGCAAATCTATATGGGTGATAGTGATGATCCATACCTGATGGCTGCATTTCCTCTGGCAGATTGGGAAAAGACAGAAAAAGGCCAGTGGGTTATAGCTAATGCACAGGAACAACCTGTGTATCATTGTGCTGTAGATCCTGACAGGATGGGCTATCGGATCCAAATATCAGCCAAACTCACTGATGAATCTGAAGCAATCATGTATCTGCGTTGGGGAAAACCATGAGAGATATAGAAGGCAGAATTAAGCTGATTAAGCTAGACGCCAGGTACAATGGGCATGGACTGTTCAAATACCTTGTGCAAACAGATAGTCGGCCTAATATGGCATTTGGCTATCGTGGCTATATCAAAATGGATCATCTCACTCTGAGAGAATGGTGTTGGAACCAGTGGGGACCCAGTTGTGAATGGGGCATGTACCATGTGATGCAAGCTCATGAATGCCAGAATACTGACTGGTGTTGGGATGCAGATGATCATAAATTGCGTATATTGCTAGCAGATGATATGCAGGCAACACTATTGTCATTGGCGTTTGGTGCTGCATAAATATATGCACGATGGTAGATTTAGCAGACCTTAAAACAGAACTATTTGACTATGTGCGCTTCAGTCTAGGCGATCAACTTGTGGATGTGGAATTAGATCCAGATCACTATGAGCAGGCACTTAAACAAGCCATAATTAGATATCGTCAACGTAGCGCAAACAGTGTGGAAGAAAGTTACAGCTATCTGGAACTGATAAAGGATCACAACACCTATCAGTTACCTGATGAAGTAATCAGTGTTCGCAACTGTTTCAAACGCAACATTGGTGCCAACTCAGGTACCAGCAGCCAGTATGAACCATTTGAAGCAGGCTTTGTCAACTTCTACATGATCCAGTCAGGCCGTGTGGGCGGGCTGAGTACATACTTTGCCTACAGCAGTTTCCTTAAAGAAGCTGCCAAGATGTTTGGTGGTTACCTGAATTACAACTTCAATCGTGTGACAAAAGAAATTACCATCATGCGCCGTCCACGTGCAGATGCTGAAACTATTCTGTTGTGGACTGAAAATTACAAGCCAGATGTCACATTGCTATCTGATATCTATAGTAAACCCTGGTTACGAGAATACACATTGGGCAAGTGTATGTTAATGTTGGGTGAAGCTCGCAGTAAGTTTGCCACATTGCCAGGCCCTCAGGGCGGCAGCAGTCTTAATGGCACTGACTTGCTAGCTCGTGGCAAAGAAAAAATTGATGCGCTGGAAGTTGAACTAAACAACTATATGGACGGTCAGAATCCTATGTGGTTTGTAATTGGATAATTTGACTTTAATATAAAAACTGTGTAAAGTATTTAAATGATTATAGGCATCACAGGTTTGATAGGAAGTGGTAAAGGCACAGTTGCTGATATCCTTCAAAACAATCACAATTTTGTTAAAGTAAGTTTTGCTGACAGTCTCAAAGACTGTGTGTCAGTGGTATTTGGCTGGGACAGAGCACTGCTGGAAGGCGACACTGATGTGAGCCGTGCCTGGCGAGAGCAGGTAGATCCTTGGTGGGCTGGCAGATTGGGGTTTGCTGATCTCACACCCAGATGGATATTACAGATGTGGGGCACAGAGGTATGTCGTGAAGGGTTTCACAGAGACATCTGGATTGCCAGCATGGAAAAGAAATTATCAGATTACAGCAAGAACTATGTGATTCCAGACACCCGATTCCCCAATGAGATAGACATGATCCAACGCATGGATGGCCAGGTATGGTGTGTCAAACGTGGCACAGAACCAAATTGGGTAGGTAAATATCTGCGTACAAAGAAACCACCAGCAGATATTCATCCCAGCGAATGGCAGTGGTTGACCTGTGAGTTTGACTTAACTGTTTACAATAATGGCACCATTGCCACACTAGAAAGTGTTATTAAAGAGCATGTATAAACTACACACTTAACAGAGATAAACCATGGGTTTTCTGATATTACGCTAAATATCTGCAACAACCATACAGAGGAAACACCCCATGGCAACTTTACAATCTCCAGGCGTTAGTGTATCAATCATCGACCAGAGCAATTATGCAAGCACTGGTCCTGGTACAGTACCCTTTATCCTGCTTGCAACAGGACAGAATAAAACTAGCTCAGCTGGTGGTATTGCAGCTTATACCACAATGAGTACAGCTGGACAAGTCCAGTTAGTAACCAGCCAGAAAGAGCTGTTACAGAATTATGGTTTGCCCAGCTTCCCAGTAGACGGTTCAGGCAACAGAATTTATGGATCTGAATTAGCAGAATATGGTCTAATGGCAGCACACAGTGTGTTGGGACTGACCAACAGTGCTTACATCCTACGTGCTGACGTAAACCTGTCACAGTTGAAAGGCAGCGCAAGCCGTCCATACGGCAATCCCAATGGTGGCAGTATTTTCAATGATACAGCCACAACTGAATATGGTGTCTTTGCATGGAATTCAGGCACACAAGAATTTTATCATGTGACTCCCACAGTGATAACTTCAGCCAATGCTGCTACAGCATTAGTTCGTGGTACAAGCAACCCAGCTAGAAGTTTTGGCAATGTAGGTGATTATGTGGTTGTTGCCACAGACATTAAAAACCCTGTGTTTGTTAAAGCATATGACAACACTTGGAACCCAGTGGGCACAGCAGATTGGATTGCCAAGACTCCCACAGTTGTTGGTACAAATGTAGTCACTAGTACTACATTGACAGCAGCTACCTCAATCTACATCAACACTGTGGAAATTATTATACCTGCACCAGCTGGGTTGGCAACTAACCCTTCACTTGCTCAGGTAGTTGCTGCTATTAATGCAGCAGTTGCACTTGCTGGCAATGCCAACATCTTGATGGGTGTCAGAGCTGATGTAATTGGCGGTAAATTGGCAATATTTGCCACACGTGTTGCCAACAGCACTGGTGCACTTGTTCCAGTATTGGGTGTTACACCACCACCAGATGGCGCTATTGCTATTGCCAAAGGTGCTGGTACAGCAATTACAGATTTAGGTCTTACAGCTGGTACTTTCAATGGTCCGCTATTTGTTTCACAGCCTCACTATAATGTTCCAGCTTGGAAAACAACAGATGTTGGTACTATTGCTGGCGCACAAGCAGTATTGGGTGCTGGAGCAAATACTGGTAGTATTGCTAGTGTGTTCATCACTAATCCAGGTTCAGGGTATGCTGCTGTGCCTACAGTACAGATTGGTACAGTATGGGCAGCTAATGCTCCAGTTATCCTAAACCAAGACATTGTAACACCAGATGGATTGCATTATCGTGTAAGCACAGCTGGTATTTTAGCTGCTACTGCACCTGTAGCACCAGGAACTGGTTTAAATGTGACCAATGGTTCAGCAGTGCTGACACAACTGGGAACAGCGGCACAAGCGATTGCCACAGTTTCAAATGGCAGTATTACTGGTGTCACAGTGACAAATCCAGGTTCAGGTTACAATAGTAGCCCAGTTGTTAGCTTTGCTACTCCAGCTGGTCAAACTAGCCGTCCCACAGACAGTGTATGGTTAAAGACCACTGCGGTTAACCAAGGTGCAAACTATAGCATCTATAATTATAACAGCATCAGCGACACTTATGATGCACTAACAGCTAGTGTTATTGTAGGCAATGCTGCTACAGCAATTAATGCTCTAGATCCAGCTCAAGGTGGCCTGGGTATCCCTCGTGGTACAGTATATGTTCAAACAAACTTTGGAACAAGTGCTACTGGTCAGCTAAACTACCGCATCATGCAGAGAATTGTGCAAGGTGCTACAGTAATCACTGGGTTGAATACTAATCCTACATTTACAGCAGGCGATAGCTTCTGGTTAAGTGTAAGCCAAGTTGGTGTTGCTTCATATACTACACCAGTGCAGATCATCATGATAGCACCAACAACTGGACAAAGCAGTGTGGCTATGTGTGCTCAGCAGGTAAATGCAGCTAATATTCCCAACCTGGTAGCAAGTGTCACAGGCAGCAACCAGATTGTGTTAACACACAAGACTGGTGGTGAAATTAGAATGTATAATGGTGTGAACACTCCGCTGAACACAGCTGGTATCGTATACAGCAGCAGTCCTGGTGCAGTGAATACTTCATATGTTCTGCCAAGTGATTCAAGTGCTACTACAATTATTGGTTCAAACTTTGCTTATGCTCCTGCGTTTAACTTGTATCAACAAGACACACAACCAATTACTGCACCAGTTGATGGCGCACGTTGGTTTGCGGAAACACCCATTGAAGTTGACATCATGATCAATGATGGCAGTCACTGGAGAGGTTACCACAGCAGCAGATATACCACTGATAGCCGTGGATTTAATCTACAGAACACTGATATTAATGGCATAATCATCAGTAGCACAATGCCTATGACCAAATCCAACGGCAGTAGCCTACTAAGTTATGGTGATCTATGGTTAGACACCAGCGATTTAGAAAACTATCCACTGATCAGCCGTTGGCAGAATGTACTGGGCACAGACAAATGGGTAAGCATTGATGTCAGCAACAGCACAAGCAGCGATGGTATGTTGTTTGCAGATGTTCGTTGGGACATGAATGGCACTGTTGATCCAGCATTGGATGCAAAACCAGCTATCTCAGACTTGTTAACTAGTGATTATGTAGACCTGGACGCACCTGATCCCACATTATATCCACGTGGTATCCTGTTGTTTAACACACGCCGCAGCAGCTATAATGTCAAAGAATATCAGAGTGCAGCATTTACACATGCAAACTATCCACTGATGCCATTGCCAGCAGAAGCAGGTACTTGGCACACCGTGAGTGGCAAGAAGACCAACAATGTTCCATATTTTGGTCGTCGTGCTCAACGTAATGTCATTGTTAGTGCAATGAAAGAAGTGATTGATATGAATTCTCAAATTCGTGAAGATCAACGCTTCTTCAACCTGCTGGTATGCCCAGGTTATCCTGAACTAACCAGTAATTTGATTGTACTAAACAATGATCGTCGTAACACTGGCTTTATCCTAGCAGATACTCCCATGGGTCTAGCATCAGATAGTACAAATGTGCAGAACTATATCACTAACGTCACTGGTGTTAATGATACCAGCGAAGATGGTTTGATGAACGAAGATAGCTACACTGCTGTGTTCTATCCCGGCGGTGCTATCACTAATGCACTTGATGGAGTAGGCCAGGTTGTTGTTCCAATGACTCATGCTATCCTACGCATGGTTGTTAAGAGCGATCAGAACAGCTATCCATGGTTTGCACCAGCTGGTAGCACACGTGGTACTATTGACAACGTGTCAGGCATTGGTTATGTGGATCGTCTAAGTGGTAAGTTCTACAAGATTGGCACAGGCCAATCACTGCGTGATCTATTGTATTCAAATCGTGTTAACCCAGTTAGCGTATTCCCGAGTGTGGGTATCCTTAACTATGGTAACCGTACACGCCAGTCAGCTGCCACAGCGTTGGATCGTATCAACGTGGCACGTTTGGTCAATTACATCAGATACCAATTGGAAGTATTGACTAAGCCACTGGTATTTGAACCCAACGATAAGATCACACGTAACGAAGCTAAACAGGCAATTGAAAGCCTAATGAACAGCCTGGTAGCACGTCGTGGCTTGTATGATTACCTGGTAGTTTGCGATGAAACAAACAACACACCAGCTAGTATTGACCGCAATGAATTGCATATTGATATTGCCATTGAACCAGCTAAGGCGGTTGAATTCATCTATATCCCAGTGCGTATCTTGAACACTGGTGCTATTAAAGGCACCAACATCAACAGCAATGGTCTTGCCAACAGTTAATATTTGGTAAATTAAACAAGGAGAGCCGCCTCAGGGCGGCTTTTCTGCTTTTGGGCTCATGGAAAAAGGTCTGTAACATCATAAATAATACTATAAGGAGATAGCAATGGCAGTTGCATCATTATTAAATCTAACAGTACCATTGGCAAGTGACCAGAGTGCCACCAGCCAAGGCCTGTTGATGCCCAAACTAAAGTATCGTTTTCGTGTTACTTTGGAAAACTTTGGTATCACCAGTCCAACAACCGAACTAACCAAACAGGTTATTGACTTCGCTCGTCCCAACCTAAACTTTAATCCATTTGCTATTGACATCTATAACAGCAAAGTCTATCTAATGGGCAAGCCAGAATGGCAACAGGTTACCCTGAACCTACGTGATGACAGTGCTGGTGCAGTAAGTCTGCTGGTTGGTGAACAAGTTCAGAAACAATTTGACTTTGCTGAGCAGGCAAGTGCAGTATCTGGTATTGATTACAAGTTCATCACACGTTTTGAAGCATTGGATGGCGGCAACGGCACAGCTACACCAAATGTCCTGGAAACTTGGGAACTTTATGGTTGCTTTATTGCTGAAGTTAACTACAACAACTTCGAATATGGCAGCAATGATCCAGCAACCATCAGTTTGACTCTGCGTTATGACAATGCATTGCAGACTCCAATTGGAACTGGTGTTGGTAAAGGTGTACCTCGTGGACGTGGAACTGTAATCACCGGCTAAGGTAAAAAACCATGGCTGGATTGGCGAGTTATATATTTGGTAGCATGAAAAACGGAGGTCTGCATGATTACAGTCATGCTGCCCAGATCTTCCGCTCCAGCAATTATACTCGTGCGCCCAAAGAAAAATGGATGTTCCAGGTTAACTTTATCCTGGACAGCCAAAATAATACATTTGATTTAAGCCCGGCAGAATTAAGTTATCTGGTAAAATCCGTAGAACTACCCAAGTTTACTATGGATACCAAACACATGAACCAGTACAATCGTAAAACCTGGGTTCAGAATCGTATCAAATACGAACCAGTAACTATTAAATTCCATGACGATAACATTAATGGTCTGAGAGAATTCTGGCGCAGCTATTACACATACTATTTCACAGATGGCAATTATCAACAGAATACCTATGCCCTGGATGACAGGTATACAGACAGTAATTCTCCCAGCTGGGGGTTGGATAGTGGTACAGAAGGTCCTTTCCTTAGCGCAATTGAAATATACAGTTTACATGGTGGAGTCAGTAATCTCATAACACTGATGAATCCTGTTATCACCAGCTTCAATCATGACAGTCACGATTACAGCCAAACACAAGAGTTCATGGAAGCTACCATGCAGCTACATTACACTGGCGTCACATACAGCCAGGGATACGCTGCTGGCATAGCTGGCTTTGGTGATCCAGCAGGCTACGATACAACACCCAGTGACATCAGTGGCATGTATAATGGTTATGTGATAGATCCTTCTACTGGAAATCTCATACAAGCTAATGGACAATTTCTTAATCCTGGTATACCAGTAAATGCTCGCCGTAATATAGGTGGGTTTTATAACCCCACCAGTAAGAACGGTCTTACTTCAGCAGAAATTAGTAGTATATTACGCAATCAGAATATACAATTAGATCAGTTTGGGTTTCCTGTGGCAAATACACAGTTACCCACTTATAGCCAGAACACCACTTACATAGGACCTGGCAGTGCCACAGCCATTAGCAATGGGCAACTGCTTAATAGTAATGGAATTATAAGTTATCCGCCTGGCACTGTGCAAGACTATCTGGCTCAAATGGGGTATAATCAAGCACAGATTTCTTATGCTACCAAACAAAGCCCATTGGTTACTATTGCCACTGCTGTGGGAACTAGTCTATTAACAAGTGCCATAAAGAGTCTGCTTGGTGGTGGTAAAGGCGGTTCTAATAGTATAGCGAAAAGTCTGTTTGGCAGCACTGATGCAAGTCCTGCACTAGCTACAAGTGATACTGATAATAATGCCATAGATACAACCAAGACTAATGTGCCCATGCCACAAGCTAAATCAGCTAGTCCAAATGATCCTTATGCACCTGGTGGGTATGAGAATGGCACTGGAAACAACCTAGGTGGAACACCCATTGTAAAAGCTGATTATAACAACAAAACTTTCCAAAGCAACCAAAATATCAAAAACTATGAAAGTGGGTATTCAGGTGGTGCGGGTCGTGGTGGCGGTGATGGCTTACCTCAAGGTGTAAACAGCCCATACGGTGTAAGTGGTATTGCCACAACTAAGAGCGAACAGCTGGGTAAACAAATTATTGGTATTGATGGTAAACAAGCACAGCTGGATTCACAGGTTGCTAGCGGACAAATCAGTGACAGCATTTATGAACAAAAATCAGCTGCATTGGCAGCTCAGCGAAGCGATCTAACTACACAACAGAATATTGCACAGATACATGAAGCTCAGATACTTGAACAAAAAGTAACTCCAGATGCTTATGCAGAAGCTCAGGATACAGCCGCAGCAGAAGCAAAAGCATGGGACACCGCAGACCTACCACCAAATACTGTTGTTCCAGGATCAACAGAAGATCCATACTTTAATAATGGTGGTAATGGGGGTACATATATAGCACCATATCTATACGATCAAGAATCAGGGTTAACTTACCCTAACCCAGATTATCAACCCGCTAATAATAATCCATATGATCAAACTCCCACAACACCACAAGACTGGAACGATCCTAATCAAAATCCCTATAGTGCTCAGAATACACCTGATACAGCAGAATATGAACCATATACATCAGATTATTCATCAGCTAATGAATATACCCCAACTGACGATTACAATGTGGAATAAGGAATCAACAAATGGCTAATGTACCTAATACCAGTACAAATCCTGACAGCGCACAAAACTTCTTTAATGGCTATTTCAGCCAAACACTACAAGTGAGTAGTGCTGTATACGGACAAGTTAACGGTTTCTTCCTAGCTAGGACCAGTAACCCTGCGGTAGCCGATAGTTTAAGTCAGGCTCTACTTACATTAACTTATAATAACAATTTAGATCCACTGGTAATGATTGCAGAATTTGATAAAACAGCAAGTGAAAGCGATTTAAAGAAATTATTGATTAGTTTCTTTAATGCCAGCAAAGGTTCTACAAGCAAGCTGGGCTACTTTAACAACCGACAGAATAACAATTTAATAAAAAGAAGCATACTAACATGAAATATAGTCAGGGTATATTCTATCCTAAGAATCCTGACAAATATGCTGGCAAAGGTAGTATCAAATATCGCAGTAGTTGGGAACACACATTCATGACATTCTGTGATACCAATCCCAACATCATAGCCTGGGCTAGTGAAGCTGTACAGATTCCTTACTTTAATCCGCTTAAACAAAAGAAAACACATTATGTGCCTGACTTCTTTATCAGATACCGTGATGCCACTGGCACAGAAGTTACTGAATTGATCGAGATTAAACCTAGTAAAGAAACTAGTTTAGAAGCTGCTGGGCGTAGTGTGCGTAATCAGGCGTTTGCTGTAGTCAATCAGGCCAAATGGCAAGCAGCAGACAACTGGTGCAAGAGCAATAACATCACTTTCCGAATAATCACAGAACATGATATGTTTGCTGGCTCATCTAAAAAACGATAACTACTATTATGACAGAAAAACTTGAAGCCCTCTTTCATCTACCACCAAGTCCCAGTAAAGAAGTGTCAGATGCACTTGCCACAGCCACAGCTATAGAAGCTACTATACCGTTTCAACCAGAAGATTCCATGGACAAGGAGTTGGATCAGTTGGCAGATCAAGCTGTGGAAAGTTTTGAAAACCTACAGAGTTTGGGTATGAATGTGGAAGCCAGATTTTCAGCACCTATATTTGATGCTGCCAGCAAGATGTTAGGTCATGCTATCACAGCCAAGTTAGGTAAAGTGCAAAAGAAGTTAAAGCAACAAGAGTTAGCATTGCGAGCAGAAAGTTTAGCTATGAAAAAAGCATCAGTCAACGATGAAGAAACACCAACCATGCAGGCCACAGTATTTGACAGGAATGACCTTCTCAAAACTTTCGGCAAGAAACAATAAATATAGTATAGAGGCATTGTTATGAAGAACTTCAAACACTATTTGATGGAAAGCGCAAAGAAGTATGGTTTCAGAGCCAAGCTGGCTGCAGAGCTAGATAAAGCTCAAATGGAGTCATTACAACATTATTTGGCCCGTTGGAACTTGGAAGCTATCAGTGAACCCAAAAGATTGCCCATTGCAGAACAGCACATGGGCTTTGATCATTTGAAAAACACTGAGATGTACATTGTGGATATGGTTGTAAACTATCCTTGCACTCCGCAAGAAGTACAAGCAGCTATTCATGAAGCTACAAAGATTCCCCTGAGCCATATTATGGTATTAACCCCTGAGCAGGAAGTGATAGCCGCTCCCATTGCTCCAGAATCAGATGAACCTATTCTTACTAGTGATTATCCTGCACAGAAAGCACCACAGTTGCTAGCTGATTTGGCCAATGCACTCAAGAGCAAAGGTGTAGATCAACAGTTTGCCACTAAACAGATGGGCAAAGCAAAAACCTCAAACGATTTACCACAGGGGACAAGCAGTCCAATTGGTACACTTAAAAACAAATTACCGTTTCCAAAGGCGGGGAGAAAATAATATGAATATGATTGATGTAATGAAACGTCTGCAAGAGATCACAGACCGTAGTCCTGAAATTGCTCAGGCACTGGATAATGTCAGCAGAATGAACGCTCCGGTCAAGGAAGGTATTGAGATCAAAACCAGTGGTGATGATGCTATATTGGCACAGATCCTTAAACTGGCTGGTGTTGTTGGTGGTGTTAATACTCCTGACATGGCAGCTGGCCCTGGCGATATGCCTGGTGGTCCATTAAGCAGCCCAGATCCAATGGCTGGCGCAATGAGTTCAGATCCATTTGCCAGTTCAGACCCTTTAGGTAGCTTAGACTCTGTTATGGGCATGGGCGATATGCCTAACCTGCCAGTACCAATGGATGGCCCAGTGGACAGCCACATGGACAAACCAGATGAGCTAGGTGATATTACCAAACTTGCTGGTATTAGTAAGCCTGCAATGGGTGGCGGTCTTCCGGGTGAACCAGAAGACGCACACATGGAACCCATGGATGAGCCCATGGACATGGATATTGAAGTTGGTGCAGGTGCAGACGATGGAGATATTGCAGCAGCAGAAGCAAGTGGTAACCGTCCTTATCCTAACAGCCCACATGAAGTGGTCAAAGGTCCAGAAGCCAGTTATCCTAATGGCAACGATTTAAACAGAAAGAAGATCACTGCACCTAAGGTTGCTGGTGGTGACAATCCTATGCACGTAGCAGTGACATTTGACTAAGGAACGATTATGAAGTTTACAGATTATCTAAGACAGACTGAAAGAGCACACAACGCACCAGTTACAGGCGACACTGTAAACTTTGAAATCAACAGTGTAAAAGCTATCAGTGCTACAGTTGTAGAGCATACTGATAACAGTGTAACTGTACTACTAGATGATGTTGCATGGAAGCAGATGGATAATATGCATCTGTTAAGTGAAGGCGCACGTCAACAGATGGCAGAATTTACACTGACATTTGAGCGTGATGGAAAACAAATCCACAAAAAGTTCATGCATCAGCCTCCCATGGAAGCTGCTGGTATTACACAGGACTTTGTGCGTAACATTGCCAAGAGCAACCGTGTACATGAAACAATGTGTGGTGAAGGTTATAAACTACGTCGTGCAGAAGCTCGTCTAATTGAGACAGATCAATTGCCTGAATCAGAAGTAGTTGTAATTGCTCGTAATCAATCTGCAACAGAAGCTCGTGTCACATTTGAATGTGTGTTTAAGAAAACCACAAGTGACCGTAATAGAATGTTCCTGGAAAGTTATGATTGCACCAGTGCAAAGTCAGCTAATCACTGGAGCTTGCCAGTGAAAACTCGGGGTTAATATGAGAGCCAACGAATTCATTGCTGAAACTGCCGATAGTGATTTTGACCCTGTGTATCAGGCCGCAATTAAAAATGCTGTAAAGTTTCCAGATCAAAATCCCAGCACTGGCTCAGCTTACCTAAACTATCGTTTTGGTATTGCTTTGGCTGGGGCACCTGATTACCCCACAAAAGCAGCTGGAAGCATCAGTGGTGATCCACTATTGAGTACCTATACTGATGAAGAATTAATGATTATTAATAGTGCTGCTAAAATGGTGGGTAGCAAAGGCATGAAAAGACTCAGTAACAATCGCAGCACTGAAATAAGCAACACAAATATAACTAGTCCTGTACCACAGAACTCTGGCAAGCTGATTAAACGCAAGTCATGAAGCAGTATCAGATTAACACACAGAACTTCAGTGCAGATACAGACTGTGTGTTATCTCCAGATGACCCCCTGCATGATATGATAGCTGCCCAATACATGGGTGGTTTAAATTCTGCACAAAGAATCAATGAGCGCAAGGCAGAAGTGGCCAAAGAAACAGCATCTATCAAAGAACCGCTGCTGCAATATGCCCGTGACACTGGTATTAGACCAGGAACCCCAGCCTGGTATGCTCTAATGGGCGGATCACCTACAATTAAAAATTCCCGGAAAAAAAATGAAGATCCGCGATATCATAACAGAGAAAGACCAGAGCCTGGGTTATGCTACCAGCCAACATGGAACTAAACTGCACAAGCAGGAACGTAAAAAAGGCATTAAACCAGGTGATGCCAAATGGTTTCAATTATGGTTTGCCAGACCTTTTCTCACACATGAAAAACCGCCAGGCAGCAAGCGTTAATTGATATAATCTGCCCAGCTAGGGTGTTTAAGATCATACTTGAACCGTTTGCGACGAGCAGTCAGCGTCCAGTAATCAGGTTTAAATGGTTCCCTTATGGGTTTGATCAGCTTGCTTTTCTTCTTGCTGTTACATGGTATACAGCTTGTAACACAGTTTTCCCAATTGGTCTTGCCACCTTTGCTCATAGGCTGCACATGATCAATGTTCAGCTCATGATAATCAAAGGTTTCAGCACAGTATTGGCACTGGAACAGATCCCGAAGGTACAGGTTACTGCGACTAAAACGCACTCCCTTCTGAAAGGCATGATAATCTTTAGTGATGGCCAGTGCCGGCACTTTGAGCGTGGTGCTGGGACTGTGAACTTCCCAATCTGCATAACATTCCAAAACTTTGATCTTGTCCATGTAATGCAGTTTAACCGCCTGTTGCCAGGGGATAACACTAAGGGGAAGCCAGCTGAGTGGCTGATAATTTGCGTTCAGTATCAATGTGTCTGACATATAATGTATTTACTTCCGTAACTATTACAATTCCATAATAGTTTATATCGCACGTTTGTCAAGTTAAATAACTTATGGGGATAATACCCAAGGAATACTAATGGCTAAATCTTTAGAAGGCGTACTGATAAAAAAGGCGCACAAGAGAATCAGTTACACAGAGCAGGAATTATTGGAATTTAGCCTGTGTGCTGACCCAGAAACCGGTTGCGATTATTTCCTCAGAAACTTCTTCTATATCCAGCATCCCACTAAGGGGCGAGTTCAATTTGCGCCATTTGATTATCAGGAAGAATTGCTGGCCAACTATCATGAAAACCGTTTCAGCATCAACATGCTGGGTCGTCAGATGGGTAAAACTACAGTGGCAGCAGGTTATTTACTATGGTATGCCATGTTTATACCTGATAG